ATCGGTGCCGGAGTCGGCGCAGGAGCGGGAGTCGGCGTCACGTTTTCTGGCGCTTTTGTTTCTACGGGGGCAGTCTGCACAGGGGGTTGGTTTTCGACCCCAGGCGCAGATTGACCTTCCGGTGCCATGCCATGCAGCGCTCCGCCCCCGGCGCCCAGGGCCAGCGCCTTATATACGTTCTCCATGATGGGCCGACTATTATTAACATTACTGGCCATTTGGCCTGCCACCTGGGGAAGCGCGGATGCCAGAACTTTGCTGCCGAATGTGGCTGCCGCATTGCTGACGACGCCAGAGAGCGCACGGTTTAACACGCCACGTAGGAGGGTATTGCCCTTCCCGCCTAGCGCCCCCGCGATGGCTGAATCAATGGCGCCCTGGGTTATCGCCTGTCCAGGTGTTCCGCCCTGCCCATACTCGCTTAATCCACCAACAGCGCCCGCCAGAACGGGGTTGCCGAAGCGTGCAGTGCCGGCCAGGAAGCCAGCAGCCTCGGTGCCGAAGTCCTCCTTCACTGGCGTTTGCATGATGTTCTGGTTGGCAAGGAAAGCGTTTTGGCCCACCTGTCCCGGCAGAAGGCGTCCAATACCCTCCGCGGTACTGGGGATGCCGGAACCTTGATAAGCTGCAAGTGCGCGATTCTCGTAAGGATGTTGGGCGCCGAACTCTGCGGTCTCGGCGCCCTGAGCCGCAGCCTCAGCCGGCCCGTAGGCGGCCGCAGCGCCAGCTTCCGCCGGGTTCGATTGCTTGTTAGGAAGGGCTGTGGCCTGTTCGCCGGCAGGACCGTAGAGTTTACGGGCAGCCTCATAATTGGCCCCGATCTGTAATTGATGTTCCGGCTTGGCCGGATCGAGGCCCATCTTCGTGTTCAAATCTTGCGCCTTTAGGCGCCAGATTGAATTCGGATCGACGGCTTGCAAATCGCTTGGGGGTGTGATCTGCAAATCAGATGGAAGTTCATCGGCCATATCTACGCTCCTGGGGGCGCTGGTAAGGGATTAGCCGGCGGCTGGTAGGGCAGGATTTGCCCATTCGTGACCTTGAACATCTTGCCGGTGGACGGACTATTAAGTACGGAACCTTCCGGGTATTTGGCGCCTGTGACGGGGTGAACTGCGGCCGGTGATTGGGGAGTTGCAATTCCGGGTGCTGCTACGGGCGCCGCGGCGGGAGCCGGTGCCGCGGCGGGAGCCGGTGCCGCGGCGGGAGCCGGTGCCGCGGCGGGAGCCGGTGCCGCGGCGGGAGCCGGTGCATTAGATTGTGCATTTGGGCCGCCCGGCAGCCCTTTTTGCAGATTTAGTAACTCGTTTTGCCGTTGTCCCACAACCTGTGCCATACGTTGATAATCTTTCCACTGTTGGGTATCCGTATCGTTCGGGTCGATCTTATTTCCCTCGGCATCGGTGCCCGTCTCTAGTTTAGACTTGGCTTCTTTTCCATCCTCCAATGCTTGTCGGTACGCTTGCTCAGCGGATTCATACTGCGCCTTCTGGTATTCGGATTCCTTTGCCTCTGGCGCCGGCTTTGGTTGTTCCGCCGCCTTACCCCCCGGCAACGGTTCCTGCACGGTGTCGGGCAACTTCACCTTGTACGCGCCTGCGCCCTCGGCCTCCAAGGTCTCGCCCGGTTTGAGGTTCGCCTGTTGGCGTTCTTCACCCGCGGCGAATGCTTCCTGCGACATCCGATCTGGCCCGTCGCCTTGACTGATACTAACCGACCCGCCGGGAATGGTGCGGGTCGGCGTATTCTGGGCCTGCTTCACAACCTCCTGCATGATCCCCTTGAACGTGTTGAGGTCGATGTTGGGATCGTTCTGCAAATCTTCGACTTGATCTTTCAATTCCCCCAAGTCGTATTTGCCAAGCATTGCTGCCTGCATCACGCTCTTGGCCTTCGCCAACGATTGGGTCATGGGCGATACGCCCCCCACACCGCCTCCGCCGATTGCTGCGCCGGATCGCCGAGGGGAAGTTCCAGTAGTCCCCATTCCCCGGCCGCGCCCAACGGCTTGCCGAGTGTTTGAGGCATTTTGCAATCTATTGGCTAACGCGCGAGCCGCCTCCACGTCTGGCGCCGACTTACGCGCAGCGATGAGTGGCACTTTCTTAGCTGCCGCTGCCTCACGCAGGTGACTCAGATCGTTGACCGGCGTTTCCTTCGGCGGCTCGCCCTCATTACGACGGTTGAATCCTCGAGGACCAAAATTATCAGATTGAGCCATGCCTAATCTCCATTATTCGCCGCACCCTGAATCGGATTACCGTTCATATCCAATGGATTGCCGGCATCATCATATCCGGCGATCATTGACGCCTCGCCGAATTCGTTCCCGCCATTATTTATCATACCCTGATTATTGTTAAAAGCCATTAACGCATTCTGATATGCCTGCGCCTGGGTTTGCGAACTACTCGGAGCCGTAGTGGTCGCGTTGGTGACCGCAGCGCCTTGATTACTGCCCGGCAATGCGCCGGTGACACCTTCATTGACCTGATTCTGTGGCAGCCCGACACCAGGGGCATTGATAGCATTACCTGCGTTTGCCGACATATTCGCCAGATTTTCCAATGCCCCCATTTGAGTAAGAGCGCCTTGATTCTGGACGTTGGCTGCCGCAAGATTATACGTTTGTAACGGCGCTTGTAGTTCATTGGGAAGTGTGGTTGAATTTGCTAGGCCGGCGTTCGTCAGACCTTGAGTGACGCTCGCCTGATTCTGGCCGAGTTGTTGTTGCAAGCCTTGCAATTGGCCGGAAGTCGTGTTACCGGCGAGATTATAAGCTTGGCCGAGGTTTGTCAGGGCCGCGTTATATCCTTGGATCGCGGGATTGGAACCAGAGAATTGAGTGACTCCCGGCGCGCCAAGGGCGCTTGTAGGAGTAGGAGAAGCGGCAGCACTAAAATTACCGGGCATATATCACCTGCTATCCTAATGAGTTATAATACTTTGTCAGAAGTTGCCAGTTGCGACGATGGCGATTATGCGACACCGCGTTCTGATCTAGCAACGGAAATTGTAGAGCAATCGCCACGGCGGATACCATATCGGACATCGTTAAGGAGTCGGACAAACTTTCCGCGTGCAGAACGCCCACGATTCCCGCACAGGTTGCGGTAAGTGTCAGGGAATCGGAGAGCGATGGGAAGGTGGCGCGTACCGCGGAAACAAGACCAGATATCGTCAACGAATCGGAGACCGACTCATGTAGACGCCGCGATCCCGACGAGAGATCGGAGAGTGTAAGTGAATCCGCAAGCGATGGAAATGTAGCGCGCTTTCCGCTGTCTGAAGCTGATAGAGTGAGCGAATCTGAGAGTGACGGAAAAGTGCGGCGAATCGCGAAATCGGAATCGGAAAGCGTTAATGAATCGGTATTTGTTTCAGTGTAACTATTAGCGCCTCCCGACCGCAGCAACGGCAGCATCGACGACACGCGGTTGAGTTCGAAGGGGTAGCCAGCTTTGGACGATATTGACCAGGCATCCACCGATTGCTGACCCCAAGCCATCGAAATTAGTGCGATATCATCCATCGCGCCGTTCCAAAAATGCGACGAATAATCCTGGCCGATCAAGCAATGGGTGGGCACCGTGTTCGCCGTATTCCCCGGCGCGCCAGCAAAAGTTAGCGATTGCGATACTCCATCCACATAGACCGACACCGACGACGTGCTAATCACTCCGCCTGCATACGTCACAACAAGGTCATGAAATTGTCCGTCGTTGGGGATCACGCCGGTTGGGGTGTACAGATCGGAATCGTCGAATGCGACATACACATCACCCGCTTCGAAGACGTTGCAATAAATCGCGAATTGCTGGAAATTTATATCCGCCCCCGGACCGACGTAAAGAATTGTATTAGTGCCTGCCGAGCCCACGGTATTTTTTACCTTGGCGCGCAGTGTCCTTGGAGCCGCGCCCGATGGTCCGATGCTTGGCAAGACGATGAGCGAGGCCGTGCCGTTGAAATTGATCTGCGCAAACCCGCCGGGCCTATTGGTCGGCCCCCATCCATATCCGGTGCCGAATGAATTTAAGGTACCCGCGTTGACCCCACGCAAATCATAAAACTTTGATCCGCCCGACAATCCTGGCACGCCTAAATACCACGCCACCAGCCCGCGATTGAGCGGGGCGGATTGGTTGATCGGATTTCTCAGATCAATAGGTCGATAGCGTCGGATTGGCGCAAGGCGCGAGATCATTGGTTAACCAGCTTGATCGCTGTAGGGAGAAATATTCAAGGTATTACCGCTTGCTGCAAATGCCGCCCCTGTTTGGTTTTGCAGAAGGACTTTGAAATGTCCTGGCGGGATGGCGGCCGTTAGGCATGGACTATATGCATTGCTTGTTCCATCACTAGGGAATACAACATCAGGATTGCGGGTTGCCGGAATACCATTAGTTCCCGTCTCATAATTCGTGTTGTCAAGAGACTGCAAAAACCAAACATTAACGCCGGTATTGGTTGTTCGGTTTGAAGCGATTGCCGCCAAGTTCAATTGCACCTGGGCGAGAGGTAGACCGCCCAATCCGCTCCCTTGTATATTTATAAACGTACCCCCAGTATTGACCGACGCAAGAGTGGTGGAACCATTCGGTAGTGAGTTCGCCTCTGTGGACATTAACGTGGTGTACGTTCCCGCATTTATCTGTACAAGATATTCTGTAACGAATGCCATATTTTACCCTATACTTGAACACCCTGAGTCTGCAATATTCCGAGCGCGGCCGTAATGTCGGTAATATCACAATCCGCAGTCTGCGATGTGAGTAGTAACTGGATGCTATTGCACGACCCTGTGCCGAAAGCGGTCGCCTGTGCCACGGTCATCATATTCATGGTCACGAAATTAACGCCCAAAGCGTTCCAGGTTGCAAATTGAAGATTGCTTCCAGGATCAAGATTATCAATATAATCAAGCGCCGCGTTTGCGAGCGCCACATTCGCTTGGGTTAGCACAGTCTTACCATCCACTCCCACAGTTGTCGGGGATAGGGCATACAGATCAAGCAGATCGCGGATGGAAATAGCCGCGGCCAAAACGGAATTCTTTGGCAGGTAGCTATACTGGATCGTTTGATTCGGTACGATCTGATGCACCAATACCAGGAGTCCGGCCTCATCCCCAGAAGCAACATGGGGCGCGAAACCGATATTATTCGGATCGGTATGAAGCAGAGTGGCGAGTTGGGACTGTTGGGGGCCGGTGAGAAGCATGATAATCCTTTAATCATTCAGAACATAGGTTACGGCGAGTGTGTCGCCACTAATCACCGACCGGGTACTGCCGAATGAGGCTTCACAGAGAAGCGTGCCCGATGCACCGCTGATGGTGTTATTACTGGTGATGAATGCACCATTGATCGTCGCGGTTCCGCTGATATTGAACGTGGCGACGCTTGCGGCGTTGGTGATACTCTGGCTGGACGCTGCCGCCGGAGAATACGTTGGCCGGTTCGCATTACTATATGAGGCATTCTCTACCCATCCTGCGTGCGAGGCCATTGTGTCGCCGGCAGCCAAAGCGCTGAATCCGGCATTGTCAATCAGGCCAATATACCAAATCGCGATCTGCGAGGCGCCCCCAATCGCGGTGTTCAATACCGTATTTCGCCCAATATTGGTAACGAGGTTCGGCGATTCCCATTCGTCGATCACCTTACCATCACGTTCGAGTTTGAAGATGAACCGCCCCTTGAGACCGATATGCTCGGCCGGCCGGGTAACAACGCCCTCTGCGCTATCGCTCAAATGTAACTGTGAATTCATAGAAACCTCTATCGTATTGTCCGTTGGCGACCAGCCTGGTCAAACTCTGCAATCGCAGATTCAAAAGAGAAGTAAGTATTGTTAACATTATTACCAATTGTTAACGTGAACCATCGACCGCGGAGGCGTTGCCGGAAACATTTCTGACGCCGATCAGTCGGCATATTCACGGAATAGGTGCTGTGTGGCGTGCCTTCGGTTACGCTGAACGCATCCGGTCCCGAATCAATCGTAGCGACCGCGTTCCAAAAGTTCGTGGTAGTCAAATTATAGTAATAATCAACCAAAATTGGATCGCCGGACCCTGGTGGATTATCGAAGGTAATGGTATTGGTAACGATGGTGTATTCGGTCACCGGTCCGTATTCTTCTTCCATTGTATCATAATTAACAACAATGGCTGCTCCATTTGCCGGCGCGGTTCCAAATAGAATGGCGTTATCAACTGGAAAGAAGTAACCAGGATTCGGGGTGATGCTGCCAAGACAATACTGCACCACTATCGCGGCGCCACTTACGGGCGCGGCTCCAAATTGAATAACATCGCCTTCTGCAAGGAAGAACCCTGCGGCCGGAGGGTTGACCGTAGTACGGGGCACTGTGATTGAGTTCACGGTTGCGACCATCGTGGGGTTAAAAGCATCATTACTGAGATTGAAACTGGTGGTTGATCCATCACCCGTGAAATCATCAGTTTGCGTAGTCGCCGGTAGCGCCTGCTGCGGGATACTAATCGCGTTCACCGTCGCAGTCATTGTATCGTTAATGGCGGTATACGATAGATTAAAATCGGTGGTTGATCCGTCGCCGGTGAAATAGTCAGTTGGATCAGGCGCCGGATATATCGTGCGGCCACCCACCGTAACCACTATCGGCCCCGGCTCTGGAAGTTGAGAAAGTGTAAATGTTTCAGTCGTCCCGTCGCCTGTAAAATCATCAATTTGATTGATGACATTCGGCTCTGGTTGATTCGGGCCGAGTTCGCCTAGATCAATCGTTAGGCCGGTAAGGAGTGAAGCGCCGGGGAACGGACTGATCGGGCCGAGTGTGACGAAGGCATTGATCGCGGTTCCGTCGTCGTCAAACACAGTGCTATTCGCGGCGCCAAGGATGAATCGGCGAATATAACCATCGAACCCACCGAGAAAGATGGCGCGTTGATTCGGATCGTTATTGGCAAGATAGAAGCAAGACGCGGATGGCCCTATGTTCGCCGGAAATTGTTGCGGCCATAATCCACCCTTCCGACTATCATAAATCAACGATAAACCCTGAGTAGCGCCCCCAATCGGCGACACAAACATATGCAGATAATGCAGGTCGGCATCCCACACCAAACTAATGATCTGCGTACCTGGATTTAGAAACTGGAAGAATTGATTGTACTTCGTCTTCGTCAGATTCTCCGGGGGTCGATAGAATTCCCAAATTGGGCGCACGGAGAATAATCCGCCTGTGGCGATATAGTACAACGTCCCTTCGGGATCAATCGCCCAAGCATCTTTGCCGACCACACCCATGTTCTGCGAAATGATTGTGTTTGTACCACCGGCAGCCGGATCGCCTTGATACATGAACATGGAATGCGAGGCACCGATGATGAAATAATCGTCGGTGTACGGAATCAGCGCCGTGATTGGTTCGCCAATTTTGCCGGCGGCGGCAGGATCATCCACGAAAGCTGCGGCCGAATCCAAGGCAGAGAAATTCCAATCATAGGGATTGCTGACCCGACTCGCATACAAGTTCTGCGGATTGGTTGAAGCGTTCAGCATCAGGCGCCCGCGCCAGTTGGCGGCAAGCGTCGGCGTCACCGGCGCCGTGCCGGTCGTAACGACATAAGGAATAACCGATGCGGATAAAAGATCGACATCAATGATGCCGTTCACCCCGTCTACGATATAGGCGTGCTGATTGATGATGGCGATGCTGACAATATTGGTGGTCGAGAGCGGCGGCCCGGCGGTCTGCCCCAGGGCGCGGATCAATTGCGCAACGGGTTGAGAATAACCAAGATAGACATATCCTCCGCATACGGCAATAAGCACCGAATTATAAGTCGCCTGAACGGCAGCCCCAGAGGTTACGAATGAGTATGTCATTATTGAATATATACCGGCGCGGTTTGACCGACCGATACCTCACCAATGACACTTATTTGCGGTATGACATACACGTTACTGGCGTACAAACCAGGGAACGTAAATGATCCCGAGATACTACGATCCAATGAAGACAAAACTCCACTCCATTCCGGCAATGAAGGATTCCCATCAAATCCAATCGTGATTATAAACGGCGTCCCTTGCCAGTTTTGTCCCGTTAATACCGGCGTACCATTTGCATTTATGGATCGTCCGGATGGAGACCCAGTAACTTGCATGGCCAGGGTGACGGCATTATAGCTACTCGGTTGGGTGTTCCAAGGAGTCGGAATTATAATTATTCCGCTGCCACCGTTTCCGCTTGAATCCGCCTGTATCTCCGCCTGAAATGTAATATAAGAAAAACTACCGGTTGTGTTGAATCCAATTGCCGGAAGTGTGATATTTTGTGCGGTTCCGGCCGTGTTAAATGCTAGGACTGTGCCGGTAAATCCTTTTATTCCGGTAGCAAGGCCGGGGGCTTTCGTAGTCGTGTACGAGTTTGTTTCGCCCCAATTTATTGTGATAAGGGGAATCGTGCCAATAGTTCCCCCACCACCTGTGGGCGTGATGAAGTTCGCTGCTTGCATTCCCTGTATCTGCGTGAGACCCAGGGAGCCATCATATTTCTTCGTAATCCCGAATCGCTCGGCAACGCGCTCGCGCCCATAGATATCATAGGGCAGCACGTTAAGTGCATCCCAGCATGTGGGCGGCTGGGCGCCTTCCGGGCCTTGGCCCCCCATTGGCTGTTGCTCACGAGCCGCCGATTGCACAACGCCCCCGGTGGGGGACACAAGCGGCACCTGTTTCGTCTGCGGGATTTTCGCTGGATGCGGCATATAAAGAAGGCCGGCGCCTCACGGAAAGACGCCGGCCCCAGGAGGAGAACACGACCGGACTTTACCGAAGTGGGTTGCCATCTTCAGCGAGGGTGCCATCATCGCCCGTGGTATCGGTATCGTTGTAACTGACGATGGTGGAATCGTAGTGATATTCAAGTGAAGCAATACGCCCGACACCCGTTGTCGTCCCGGCATAGGCGATTTCGACCGCAATCACATTGTCGCGCAGCAATCCATTGCTGCTCAAATTGATCTCAACGACCTGGTACGTTGTGCTGAGGGCGGCGTTTGCCGTATTAAACGGAAGGGTCGCCGTCACCGCGGAACCCGCGGAATTTGCCGCGGTCTTTCCTGGAAGCAAGATCGTCGGCGTTCCGGTAAGCGTGATGCCGGAATCGGCATTCGCCAGAGCAACCAGGACGCGAATAATGAAGTGATCGCTTGCCTCATCATAATCGCGCGGGATAGGGATAGAGAGGATGGCGGCGTTTGTGTCGCTAGCAGTCGTCACAAGTTCGGGTACGCCATTGACTGTGATAATAGTCGTGCCGCTTATTAGCGTGACATCACCAAAGCCAATATATTTATCAACCTGGATTCCACCATCCGCGGCTGACGCGGTACCGGTAACGGTGTTAACGCCCGAACCAGAATACTCATTTGAGGCGCCATTGTCACCTGTAACAAGTTGCTTAATCATGTACAGGAAATTATTCGGGGAGAAGTGCATAGCGGAATCCTTAAATTACGATGTTCCAAACACTGGTACGGTCGGGCGTTGGTACCAATAATCACGGAAGGCCCGGATCGCCGGGGTCTTGCTTGTAGCCGCGGTCGGGTTGCCAAAATACCCCAGGCACTTCGGCACGGCGCGACCATCTACCAATTTACTTTGCGGGAGGGCGGTGGTCTTGTAATAAGTCCAATCCGGCCCATCCATTGAATCATCAACTTCTTTTTCGCACAGCGCGTAGCACGCGGCCTTGATTGCCTCATCGTGTCCGAAGGGCGCTGGCGGGGTATCGTACAAATTCACCAGATCATTGAAGTGAAGTGTATACGGAAATATCACCGATAGGAATTCACTGCTAATCCGCCACGTCATCAATTCCCAGCGTTGCCGCGGTGGGATATATCCAATGAAGGAATATGTCGGTGTCGGAATCAACCGAACCGCCGCCTCATATGGCGTGCCGGATTCAATGTTATAGTTTTGCCGACGCTGCCGGATCGAGAACTCATCAATCCACCGCAGAATCATCCCGCGGTTGGTATTGGCGATGAACGAAATCGGGCCGGTGTATTGCCCCCCGAAGTCGGCCGGTAAAGTATAATCGCCGGTCGCCACCATGCCGAAGCCGATGGCGTAGTTACTCGATGTGTTCAACTGCCCAAACTGCTGAATCAGTGCGGGAATCTGCTCGGTCGTAACCGCCGTGCCGGCTGGAAATGCCCCGCCCGGCACTTGAGGGGTTTGTGTCGGCACCACACTGGCCGGCGTGGCGATGATGTTCACCGTGTACGGGCCGAGGTATTGAACGATGGTGAATTGAGTCCCAAGTTGGGAAGATAGCGGAAACTCATCGACGGTCAAATTTAGGCCCGGTGTATTCGCGGGCGGGTTCCCGCCAATCCAGATCGGCCGAAGTTCCATTGATGCAAGAAAGGTCGGCGCCACATAAGGCACCTGCCCCAACGGCGGTGGCGGTGGAGGGGGAGGCGGACTGGTAAGGGTAAGGGTAGTGAGACCGGCGAACGGACCCGTGGAATTGTAAACCGCCGATACATTCGTCGCGTTTGTTGGATCGAACGCAATCTGAGGCCAGAGGTCTACCTGCGCAATTCGGTTCAGCCATTTCCATCCATTCGGTTCGGGGCCATCATTGATGAACATCCGAATCGCGTCGTTAACAATGTCCTGGCAAAGCGCGAGATCAGCCGGATCATTAGGGACGCTCGGCACGCCCGTGCCGTCAGCGCCGTAATATGCGAGTCCCAACTTCTTCGATACCTTTATCAGCAAATCCTCATTCATCAGAGCCGAGGTCGGCTCCGTGATCGGGAAGTTCGGATAATTAGAGGTTATCTGGGACATTTATAAAAGAAGGGAGTTGGGTATGCACATCGCTATAAAACCCAGGGTTAGCGGTTGCTCTACCCAACTCCCTTGGAAGGGAAAGAGAAAAATGCATTTAGTTGATCTTCGCCGCCGTGCGGAAGAAATCAATATCGAGAACGGGCGCTGCCGTGGTTGCAGTCGTCATCGACACAATGCCGCCATAATCGCTGGTCTGATCCCAAGTGCTATCGACCACATACTTCGCCACCTGATAACCATTGACAAACCAACGCGCCGTATAGGTGTCAAAGTTCACGCCAAGTTTGACGAATCCAGCCGAGCCGGTGTTAATCCCAGTCTGGCCGGTTGTGCCCGTCACGACCAGAAGTCCGGGAGGAGTCGGGGGTGTATAGAATGGGTTGCCCGGATCGGGATTGTTGGCGTTGGCCGTCAGAACATTAAGCAGCACGGTATTGAGTGTGCCCTTGCTGTTGCCGTAACTTGGTATGGTCGTCGAGACGTTCGGCGCAACTGCGGTGCCTTGATTGAGGTACACGGCATCAAAGTTGGCCGGCAGATCACCATGCAGCCAGAATCCAAAGCAGCTTGTTGCCGCCTGGGCGCCAAGACTATTACTGGCGCGTGTGGCCGAGGCCGCGGCGACAATGCCGCCGTTTACGGCGGTCGTGGTCGGCACAAGACCTTGCGTGTTAGCCACGCCCACGAAAATACCCTTGGCAGTTGTCACATCGCTAACGGCCAGGGATGCCTCGAACCAAATTCGACCCGTGCCACCGGAGGCGATGGGGCCGAGAGGCCGGGTGTAAATCTGCGTGAACGCTTGGGCGGTGCCGGCGACAGTCGCCGACAGAACGTGGTCAAACGTACCAGCCTGAACGAAACTCTGCGTCAGGCCGCCGAGACCAGGGGTACCGGAGTTAGGAAGACCCGGCAAACTTGCAACATCGTAAAAATGCTGCGTTTGAAAATAACCGTTACCTTCGTCCTGTAACTCGTAGGCGAGGCAGTCCGCCCACACGCCGTCCGAAGGGGACTGCGGCAGATTGGGGTTCGTCTGCGCATATCGTGCAATTCCATAAGCCATATCAAAATCCTCAAATCAGAGTAGAAGTCAAGAACGCCATAACTCCTATGGCTTAGGTGGTCGGGATGACATTGTGAAGGACAAAACCCGCCGTGCGCCGGTTCGTCACAAGGTTATTGTGCGAACCGTCAAGAAACACGGTGAAGGTCGTGTGCTGGCCGCGGTCAACCATCGGCTTGCTTTCCTCCATCCAATACCCTTCCTGAACGATGGGTTGGAACTTGGACCAATCAATGCAGTAGATGGGGTTCGGCGTGAACGCCTCGCCGCCGCCGGCCGTGACCGTGAAACCGTCAAGTTGCGGAATGTACACAACGGGCATCTTGTTGAAATAAACGCAGCCCTCAAAATTGTGCAGCATCTTGCCGGCCAAATCCTCCGGCTGGTTGTCGTCATCACGCTTGTCGGCCAAATCTTCAAGTTCCGTCACCACATCGTCTGCGGCGTAGAGCTTGATTTTCTTGCCAACGGCGTCATCGCCGGGGGTCTTGACGAACGGAGCGGGCTTAAAGCGCGTGCGGCGCACGGCGCTGCGAAGTTTGCGCAGGAGCGCATTGTCGATGCGGTTGTACACATCGGCGTAGTTCGCCCACTTCGGTTCAGCGCTGGCATCAATGCCGGCGCAGACCGTGCCAGTCGTGCCGTTCTGATAACGGATGGTCGTGGCGTTGAATCCGCCGACCGTGGCGCCATTGGCCAGGAAGTTGATATAATACGGCACACCATACGGATACAATGTGTCGGTGGAACTTGTCGGCGTCATCCAGCCGCGTTCCTCGATCAGCTCGGCCAAATCCCACATGCGCTCCACGCGCCGGGATTCAAGCAAGTTGATGAACCCCTTCGAGGAGTTCTTATTGCGAAGGATTTCGACCACATCCCAGGAATAATCGGTACCGATCTGGGTCCAGGGCACGTTGATAACAAATTGGCTCTGGTCAACGGTAGGCTGGTCAGTATCGTACAGCCGTCGATAGCGCGCGCGACCATGACGGTCAAGAATTGCGTTGCGCTGGATTGAAGTGCCGCCATCGACTTCTCGGCGGGATTCCTCGTAAATCTGACAGAATTCGTAGTGTTGGCTGTCCCACATCACTTCAAACTGCCCTTTGGGCAGGTCTCGGAGAGTGGTCGCCAGAAGATCAGCTAATTGACTTGCATCGACGCCCATGAGAGGTTCCTTGAATCGTTAAGACGTAAACACTCGCTTCATCCTTGAGGCGACGTTCTTTTCGAGTTCGTCCCGGTTCTTCGCCGGCTTTTCTCCGCCAGGGTTCGCGCCCCGGCCGGATGGTTTTACGGAAAGTCCTTTATTCCGTTTTTGCAACTCACCGCGGATTTCCTCACGCGCGGCGCTGTTCTTGAACTTCGCGCTGATGGCGTCATGCGCCATCGTCAACGCTTCTTCAACCGGCAACGTGCGGCCCTGGAACGCGGCGCCGGCACAAAGCGCGTCGGCATATTCCAAAACCTGCCTGCGCGTCTCAATCTGCGCCTCAGGGAGTTTATTCACAGGGCCATCCCCGTAGAACTCCTTGAATGGCTTCAACTCGACGCCGGCGAAAAATCCCTCGACTTGCTTGCCGAGTGTATCATTCGCCGCCTGATCGGTGCGCTTCTGCGCGGCCGTCACTTGGGGAAGAACCGCGTTAATGCGGTCGATCACACCATTTACCGGTCCGACGAGAACATTCAGGAGTTCGTCGTCACCATACTTCTTTCGCAATTCCTCCATGTCGAGCTTTGCGAGCGCGCCTTGGGGGATTGCGGCGGGTGCTGCGGGCTGGGCGACCGGTCCGGTTTTGCCGGCCTTTGCCTGCCAGCCGAGTTCCGCCATCTTGGCGATCTCAGCATTACGAGTCTCATGCACCTTACGGGCGAAGGTCAGAAAACCCGTGCCCTGAGACTTGAACGCCGATTTGATCTCATCATCAGACCACTCGGCGGCTTTCAAAGATCGAACGTATGCAGCCGGAAGGGTTGGGGCGCCATCAGCCGCAGCTTCGGTACTAGGTTCCTCTTTGGTTTCAGATGGCGCCTCATCCTCTTTCGGGGGCGCCTCATTTCGTTCATGCCGGGCCTCTTTACCGGCCGGCTTGTCTGGCGTGCCTTCAATGACGCCAGTTGACTCATCTTCCTTGTCAACCGTTCCCATTATCGACGCAAATTGATCGTCGATCCTGGATGCCAGGGCTGATTTGTCCTCAGTGGACATCTTGGCTTTATTCGACAACACTCTCGTATCGTCAATATTCTCCGCCATCGCGCTCTCCGTTGCCTGCTATGCAGGGGCAAGTTCTAGGTGCTACAGGTATATTATACCACATAAACCGGATAAAGCCAACTAATTTCGCTCAGAAAATCCCGCCGCGGCCAGGGCTTGCATCTTGCCTTTGCGGTTCTTTGCTATCGGCACCCCATACATGGGGTTGCTCTGGTCGTCCGAGATTTCGATATCAGGACATTGCTGTTGAAATTTCCTGACTTCCTCCGGCGTATCCGCGGCGATACTGAACATTTCAATCGGCTTGTGGAAGTTTTGCAAGTCGGTGTGAACGTGGGATATCTGCTTCTGGTAGTGAGCGCCCTTGCACTTCGGGCATACCGTCAGTACGGTCGCCATCGTATGAAGTTCGGTGTCTTCGTGATTGCAGTCGCCGCATTTGTATTCATACAACGGCATTGCGCCCCCAGGTGAAATTGGGTGTGAAGCGGATCAGACAGTTCGGCACTTCCCAGACTTGGCCGCTCGCATCGAATACAACTGTCCACAGCCGGTCAAGGTCATGCTGGGTGTCAATGAAGATCGCCATACCACGGCCGGTCGGGCCTTTCCAGTCCGCCGCCGGCATCACTGTAACTTCCCGCGGCGTGTTCAACTCCAAAACCATGTTAACCTCCATATCCAGATTTGCGAAGGTGCCCCATCTGGCCGGCATGATGTTCCGAACTATCGGGGTGGGCATTTCCGCTGGTATGCAGATGTTCCAGCGTCTTCGCCAGATTCGCCCGACGCCCTTCAACTCCACCATGCGCCGCAGCGGCGTCAAGTTTCTTGGCCGGGATTTTTTCGCCGGCTGGAACGTGAAGTTCTTTATGTAATGCGCCAGGATGCTTAATGGCGCCTGCTATCCAGTTCTTTGCCATAATTAAATACCTCTATGTCCGGCCCGGCGCAGATGCCCGTGCGAGGCCTTAGAATGCGATGACGAATCGGGATGCGCGCCGCCGCCCTTCACATGTTCAGGCAGCGATTTGATTGACGGCGTTTTCGCGGCCCACTCCTTCGCCATCTGCGGATGTTGGGAGTACATGAATCGGGCTTGTGCTTTCGATTGAAACGGCATTGGATGGTCCTTGCAAAAGTCGGTCAATATCATCGGCCCAGCGGTCGATGGTAAATTTCTCTTTCACCAATTCTCGGTTATACCATCCCATTGATTCGCGTCCGGCAATGGATTCATTCGCGCAATGACGGATGGCGGAAGCTAATAATTGCGGAGAATCAACAGGAAATAGATAGCCGCGTACTCCACAATACATCAATTCACAGAGTCCACCAACATTAGCAAAAATTACGGGTTTGCCGGCCTCCATCGCTTCCAGCGCCACAAGGTTAATCAGATCATCGCGCGAGGGAACAATGACCAGATCGCATTCATCAATGGCGCGTTGCTTTGTCGCTTCGTTGACGCGGCCAACCCAACTGACTCGTGAAGCGCCAGTCTTGATCTCGCCGAGTTCCTTGTAGAATGTCGGTTCGGCGTAGCTGCCGATGAAATTCAATTGGTACTTGGGATTGTCCAGAATCTTCATTGCCTTCAACGCGATGTCATGCCCTTTGCGGCGCTGGATAGACCCCAGTAGTAATATCCGGAAGTCGTCATGACGCGATGCGGGGGGTAGCTGATCTCGTATGACGATTCCGGGTGCAGAAATATCAATGGGTTGGTTTCGGAAGGGTTGGTAGAGTCTACGGGAGTACTCACAGTCTGTGAAGACGGCACTGGCTCCGTTAAAGGCGCGCTCGACAACGCGGGATGTATGACTGGTTCCCCGATCGGCGGCTTGGAGGTTACGAAGTTGTTCAACCCATTCTGGTGTTTCATGGATACCCCAAACGCAACGGACCCCCATATCGGCAGCAGCGGCGACGGATCGGATCGTCACTAAGGTATTCGCCAACAGGGCATCGGCGCCATATAGTGCCGACCGGGCGATTGTTTCCTCGCCTAGAATGCCAGTCACAACCTGGCATGGAATGCCGATGTCATTATACCAATCAATTAAAGGGCCAACTGATGGTGAGATGACATGAATTTTCCACTTTTCACGCAGTTTTTCAACAAGGTGGAAAAGACCGATTGGTGCCCCAGATTCATTTAAATCATGGGTGATTACCTCTAAAGTCTTCATTTCTGTTCTCCTTCTTGTGTCAGGAATACGACGCACTATTTCTTAGGCCTGCATATATGGGCCTTCGTCCTGAGCGCCCGATCCGCCGTTCCATTTCGACATCTTAGCGCCGTCCTTACCCGCAGCGTTGGAATCCGGTTCATCCTGATCCTTCGGGTAGAAGGTCTCCTGCATCTTCTTGCCGACCTTGGCTTCGAGTGCCTTGCGCGATTGTTTGTGGGCCGCATTCACCGCATCCTTCTTTTTTGATAGATGGGCGTGCGCTTTGGCATGGCGGTCAGGATCGCTCTTGATTTCCTCCGCCTTCTGCAAGGCGTCAGCATCAGAAGCAGCAGCAGTATCGTCAGGATCATAGGGATCATTTTTCGGCATAATTAAACTCCTGCCGTAGCGTTAGCCAGCGGCGGTTTGGCGGTACTTGGGGTGAAAGCATGGCGAATCGCCAGCTTGATTGCAGTTTGCGCATCATTGGCGCCGGCCTGGGCATCCTGACGCTGTTGTAATCCTGGGGTGGGTGGGGCGCCCTGCACGTTGCCGGGCTGCCCATTCTGGGCGATGGCCGGCGCTAAGCCGGGATTCGGCTGGCCGGCAATCTGCCCTTTGCTGGGACCGGGCTGCGGACCCATCGCCATACGTTGCATGGCGGTTTGCTGCACCTGCGGCGCGAGCAATACCTCATCCATCCACTCAATTCCGGCGTCATGCGCCATCCTCACGAGGAAGGCGATGGGATCGAATGGGATGCCCATGCTTCCAAATATCTGCGCAGCCGAAGCGACGGCCGGAAGTATTTGCTGCGCGAAGGCCATGGCCTGTTGTAGTCGGGTCTTACTGTCCCTCCGTCCCATTGATTCCGGTTCAATGTTAAAAGTGAAGTCGAGGAAATCGCCCCGACGTGCCTCCGGGGTAAGTATGACTTGCACATCCTGCATTGTCGGCGGTTGCAGGAACGGTTCACCAGTCGGCCCAAGCACAGGGCCACCGGGCACCATCTGGCGCCGGGTGAGCGGAATCTTCATCAGCGGGTCGGTGTGAAAATACCATGCGCGCTTCCGAGCCTCGCCCGCGGCCATCTGGTACACGAGGTCTTTCATGTCTTCCAGGCCTATGCTCGCATTCTGTTGCAGGACGTTCACCGCGGTCGCGCTCTTGCCTTCAATTCGCTGACCCCCAATCTGGTCGGGGTTTGCGGCCATCTGGTTGAACCAATCCTGCAACTGCGCGAGATTGCGCTCGTTACTGTTCTGCTGGCCCCCGAAATGATAAACCTGGACACCATCGGGATCGTCAACCTTGACTGCTTCGCCATCGCCGGCATCACGAAGTTCCGTCGCATCATCAGCCGATGATGCTTTATAACCCATTATGTCTTTTTGCCGTTCCGCCTGTTCCACAATCTTTTTGGCCATGCGATTAGCCAGGACATGAAGATCATACCAAATACCCACGGTAGGGATAGGAAGCGGGTTTCCAGGTACAGGTGGTGTAAGGGAGAGTAGCGTATATGGGCCTTCTTTGACCCCATAATAATCATCCACACGCAAATAATCATCAAACAAAACATCATCAGACCCAGGCACCGTAACGATAGCATTGGCTGATGGAACCCAGATTTCGGCAATTTCGACTTCATCTTCCAGATCGTAGTTATCTTCAACATTGATCTGTCGCATCGACAAGTCGAACGCTTGACGCTTCCGCCGTTCGTCGCTACAAATCGGGAGTCGGTTCACAAGGTCTTCATCATACAAACCCGTCTCAAGCAGAGTCCGGCGGGGCACTCGAATCTTATCGCCAATAAATGCCGCGTCCCGGAACATGTGGTCTCGACAATTCGGGTCAATAACGAAGTTGTCAAAGTCTACCTTCTCAGTGTAAACGGTACCAGGGTCAAGAGATTCTTGGCCTTTATCATCGTCAAATACCGCAACGCTTCCGGATGTGGTGAGGCCAGTTTTGAGAACTCCGAGTGTGAATAAGGCGTCAACGATGACACTCCGGTAAGTATTTCGGATGTCAATCTGCATGTCGTGGTTATCAAGGGCGAGTCCGAGAAGGTTTGCATATTCCCTCGCTTGCAGATAAGGGGTCATTACCGTATGTTTGGGGAACGACATCACCATTGTCGGGATCAACACACGGATGGCGTTGAAGATCAGATTGATCGGGGCCGTACCTACCTCGCCCTCAGTCTTATCATAATACGAACCGCAATACTCCTGGATGAAATGAACCCGCGCGGCCCGGAAGGCGTCCAGGCGTTTGAACCCGCGCTGCACGGTAAGTTGGAATTTCCGTGGACTGATTTCATCCGTGTAGCTCATTACAGCGTCCCTCCATAGATGACGCTATATGTGCCGGCGGTAAGCGCCGTGAATTGGAAAGTGATCGAGTACATTGGCCCCGGCAGCGTGAAGAAGAATTGTGTCGCCACGTTCGCTGGAGCAATAAATGGGAACGGTAGGCCGCAGGGTAACGCCTGAGCCGCGGATGTTCCGTCTGTGGCACCGAGTATCTCGCAACTAATTGCCGATCCAGACGGCGCGGTAATCGTCACGCTACCTTTTAAGTCGATGCTAGTAACAGTGATGACGCTAGAAAGAGTCGGCGAAGTTGTTACGCCGGTTACGGTTTGATTAAAAGTTTGACCCACAGTTACTCCGGTAGTTATCTGAACGCCTTCACTAGTCCACGAATTAAAATAAGTATCGGTGACGTAGACCCGATACCAATATTTTGTATTCTCCGCCAATCCCGAATCAGCATAAGTAGTTACTGTGCTTCCTGTTCCCACATTCGCATACGTTCCCGGCGAGCCGCTCACATCGGGTGCGCGTTGGAATTGGTAAGTATATGGTCCCACACCTTGCGTTTGGGTCGTCGTACTGGCAAATGCTCCACTCCCAGTAATATCGGACATTGTGACGGGCTGCACATTGCCGATCTGACTCGTAGAACTTACTTGATATCCAGTATCATTGGTAAGGGATACCGTCGTCCCCGTAGCGCCACTCGTTATCTCACAAACCTGAATCTGTAGATTTGGGGTGTTACTGATCGTTATTCCGGTTCCAGTCGTAACCGTGACGACATCTCTGACAACTTGCGCGTTAACCGAATTTGGTAAATCAATACTTATTCCGGTTTGAGTGCCCGCAGAAATAGTAAGATTATTGCATTGAAAATCAAGCGCCCCTGATCCACTGTAGGTTACTGCTGGACCGTTTAAACCCGATCCGATGGAAAAAGCATATGTTCCCGAATCGCCCCTTGTAGTCCCATACCCAAAGATATTGGTTACGGTTGT